GCGCAGACCTACGTAAATCGCTGTTGCGCCCTGGGCTACGTGGAAAGAATCAACCATGGAAGCAATCCTGCGAAATTCCGGTTGACGGAAAATGGCCGGGATGTGCTGGAGTCCAAAAACAGAACAAAAGGCGTTTCTATGCAGGCAATGGAGGGTGAGGGAATCATTGCGCATGCCAAGAGGACGCAGCCGTCGAGTGTTTGGGACTTGTGTAAAGCATGAGTTAGGAGATCGGCATCAGTGTTGCGCGAAACATTTGCATAATATAGGCATGCACACAAACCATATACAGAATGAATGACAGCTAAGACGGCAACAGAACGAGTAAGGGCGCTAAGGGCTAGGATGGCGGCTCGCGGACTGGCAGAAGTGCGCGGCGTGTACCTGCCCACATCACAGCACCAGGCATTGAAACAGGCTGCAAAAGACATGGAAAAAACAATCACCAGCAATGGGGTGCCTAATGGCAAGGCCGAGTAAGCTAACCATTGACCAGTGGCGCGATATAGAAAGAAGGATGTTGGCTGGGGAGAGCGCAAGCGCACTGGCGCGTGAGTTCGACATCAACCCATCACAGATAACGCGCAAGGTTACGCAATTAACGCAAAACGTGCAAAAAGTTGCGAAATCAATCGCAAAAGCCCATGACGAGCTTGCGGCCCTGCCTGTTGCACAGCAATATGCTGCTGTGAGTTTGGCCGACAAAATCCGCAACATAAGCAACAGTCTTGCAAGCGCTGCCGAGCTTGGGGCAAAGACTGCGCACAGGCTGCATGCGCTGGCGAATGCTGAAGTGAACAAAGTGGATGATACCGCTCCGCTGGAGAATGTAGATGCCTTGAAGGGAGTTAGCGTGCTTACTAAGCTGGCGAACGATTCAAGTGCTTTGGCATTGGGGATGATGGCTAAGAGTGCCTCCCCAGTTGCCGACTTGCCTGAAGATGAGGGTGGCAGTAGGGTTTTGTCGAAAGATGAGCTGATTGAAGAACTGGCAAGGAGGGGGCTGCCAACCTCAGTTATGAGGGCCTAATGCGAATTGACGATGTGGCTCTGTTGGAGCAGCTTGCGGTATATGAGGCGCGAGAGTCGTTCTGGGCGTACCGTCAGTACATGAACCCAAAGATGAAGGTGGGGTGGTGGCAGCGAGAAATGGCTGCTGAGCTTCAAAGATTTGCTGACGACTTGTTCGCAGGGCGGAGGCCGAAGTTGGTTATCGAGGCCCCTCCGCAACACGGCAAATCGCTAATGATTGTCGAATTTATTACGTGGGCGGCGGGACGGAATCCTGACCTAAAGACAATCTACACCTCATTTTCAGAAAGATTGGGTGTGCGTGCCAACCTTGCGTGCCAGAGGATATTCGACTCTGAGCGGTATAAAAGGACATTCCCGGAAACCTCGATTACCTCAAAAATAGTTGTAGCAGTTAGCAGCCAGAACACTCGTAACAGAGAGATGATCGAATATTCCGGACGATCTGGATTCTTTCGGAATACCACCGTCAGAGGTTCGATTACTGGTGAGTCGCTAGACCTGGGGGTTATCGATGATCCGATTAAAGGACGTGAAGAGGCTGGAAGCCAGGCCATCCGTGAAAAGACGTGGGACTGGTTTACTGACGACTTTTTTACACGGTTCAGCGAGGAGGCGGGATTACTTGCCATTTTGACTCGCTGGCACATTGATGACCCTATCGGCAGGCTACGCGCAACGATGGGCGGGGATATTAGGGTAGTGTCATATCCGGCAATTGCGGTCAAGGATGAGCCACGCCGTAAGGCCGGAGAAGCATTATTTCCGGAGCATAAAAGCCTTGAGTTCTTGCTTGAGCGTAAAGCGACGATGGCATCGGTGAACTGGGAGGCGCTGTATCAGCAGAATCCTCAGATCATTGGTGGCGAGATCATCAAAGGAAGTCACTTCGGTAAGTACAAACAGCCGCCCATCATAAAGCAGCGGTTTATCTACGCTGACACAGCCCAAAAGACGGCAGAGCGCAATGACTTCAGCGTATTTGAATGCTGGGGTAAGGGTGATGATGGGAAGATCTACTTACTTGACCTAATCCGTGGAAAGTGGGAGGCTCCTGAGCTTGAGCGGCGGGCCGTAGCATTCTGGAATAAGCACAAGGCGGCAGATACAGCGATGCTGGGACAGTTAAGGCAACTCAAGGTTGAGGATAAGGCGAGCGGAACCGGCTTGATACAAAAACTCAAAAGCCAAGCTCAGATCCCGGTTGTGGGCATTGAGCGAAATAAAGACAAATACACTAGGTTGCTGGACGTGCTTGGTTATATCGAGTCGGGTTACGTTATGCTTCCAGAAGAGGCACCGTTTACTAACGATTTTGTGGTCGAGTGCGAAGCGTTTACAGCTGACGACAGCCATCTTCACGACGACCAAGTTGATCCTATGATGGATGCGATTAACGATCTTCTTGCCAACAATAACGCAGCATCCCTATGGGAGAAAATGATATGAGCAACCGTAATAAACAAAAACAGGCAACCAACACGCTGACAGCCACGACCAAGGACGGATTTGCCAACCTCACGGCACGCATGGGTCTGGGAGCCCAGAACGTACTGTCCGACAGCACATACATCTTTGACCTGTTGACGCGCAACCGCATGAAATTGGAGGCCATGTACCGTGGTTCTTGGATTGTCGGCGCTGCCGTCGATGCGGTCGCCGAGGATATGACCCGGTCAGGCATCAACATTAAAGGTAGCGACGATCCTGAAGCCATTCAGCAGATGCAATCCAAACTCACACGGCTTGGCGTTTGGCACTCGATGCTCGAGACTATTAAGTGGGGTCGCTTGTATGGCGGGGCGGTAGCCATGATTGTTATCGATGGGCAGGACCCATCAACTCCGCTCAATATCGACACTGTAGGTAAGGACCAGTTTCGCGGCCTGAAGGTCTTTGACAGATGGCAGTTGCAACCAAGCATACAGAACATGGTGACCGAGGGTGTGGACTACGGGCTGCCTGAGTCCTACCGCGTAATCAGCAATATCGCGACTGGCCAAGTCAGCGACCTTCAGATTCACCACAGCCGAGTCATTCGACAGATCGGCATCCAGCTTCCAGCCATGCAGGCCATGACTGAGGAGTGGTGGGGCGAGTCTGTCATAGAGCGGATGTACGACCGTCTCGTGTCCTTCGACGCCGCGACCTCAGGTGCCGCGAACCTCATCCAGAAGGCGCACCTGCGCACCGTCCAGATCGACAAACTGCGCGAAGTGTTGGCGGCAGGCGGCAAAGCAGAGGAGAACCTGCTCTCGATGTTCCACCACATGCGCATGCTCCAGACAAGTGAGGGCTTGACTCTATTGGACAAAGAGGATACATTTGCCGCCCATAGCTACAGTTTCTCAGGCCTTTCTGACATGATCTTGCAGTTTGGCCAGCAGATTGCCGGGGCTACGGGCATCCCGCTGGTCCGTTTATTCGGCCAATCACCTGCTGGCCTCAACAGCACTGGCGAATCGGACCTGCGCATGTATTACGACAACGTCGCCGCTCAGCAGGAGTCCCGCCTGCGAGATGGCATGATGAAGGTGTTGCGCGTCATGCACAAGTCACTGTTTGGCACGCCGGCTCCGGACAACTTCGACTTCGACTTCGTGCCGTTGTGGCAAACCAGCACTAAAGAGAGGGCGGACATCGCCACGGCAGTCACCACCACGATCGCCACCGCCTTTGAGAAGGGCATCCTCGATCACACTACCGCTTTGCAAGAACTCAAGCAGTCCAGTGAATCCACCGGGGTCTTTACCAACATCACTGAGGTGCAGATCGAGGAGTCTAAGACAGAACCTCCTCCAGCGCCTGTTGAAGGTGAGTTAGTTGAAGTTGACCAGCCCGCCTCAATGGTGGAACGTCTGAAGGCTTGGATCAATGGTTAGCAAGTTCGCAGCCAGTAGGGCCGTCGAACGTCGGTTCGGCGTCGAACTTCGGAAGGTGGCTAGGGTCATTGGATCCATGATCAATGCCCATATCGATGGACCCACCATCCGCAGCCAGAAGAAACTGGCCGAGGCACTGGCTGCCTATTCGGATGCTCTGGGCCCTTGGGCTGAGCGCGTTGTGGCAAACCTCTTGAAGGATGTGAACCGCACGAACAAGAAGTCGTGGGAGTCCTCATCTACCAGAATCGGAGCTCAGCTCAAGAGAACTATGGAGGAGACATCCGTTGGCGATG